CGGCCTGCGAGCAAGCGCTGATCATAAATTGCGGCGACTGGTTCCATGCCGACAACATGGAAGGCACCACAAGCCGCTCCGGCCACATCCTGGACGTCGACGGGCGCTACGCGAAGATGATCCGCGTCGGCGTCAAGGTGATGAGGCAGTGCATTGAGTCCGCCCTCATGAAGCACGCCCGGGTGCGCGTCTGCAACGTCATCGGCAACCACGACGACACCGGGGCGATCTGGCTGAGCATCGCCTTGAGCCACATCTACGCCAACGAGCCGCGGGTGACGATCGATACCTCGCCGGCGCCATTCATGTACCACGAGCACGGCAAGGTGCTGATCGGGATGCATCACGGTCACTCCTGCAAGCCTGACCGCCTTCCGGGCGTCATGGCTACCGATCAGGCGCAGGCATGGGGCCGCACCGAGTTCCGCTACTGGTACATCGGCCACGTCCACCACCAGAGCGTCAAGGAGTACAGCGGCGTCACCGTCGAGTCCTTCAACACCCTGACCGCGAAAGATGCCTACTCCGCATGGGGCGGCTACCGGGCTCAGCAGAACATGAAGTGCATCATCCATCACGCGGAGTTCGGCGAGGTCGGCCGGCACACGGTGAACCCAAACATGCTCAAGGGGGAAGCAGCATGATCTATCAGAACGTGGTTTCCGCAGTAGTGCGCGCCCTGGCGAGCGAAGTGATCAACTCGGCTGGTGGCTGTGACTTCCAGCCGAAGGTGCAGGCCGCTCGTGTGCCGGGCGCGATCTGCGGCAAGGAAGAAGCCTTCCTGACGGACTGCTGGGTCCATGGGCGTCTGCACAAAGCGCTGCCGGTAGGGTTGTGGCTGGCTCTCGTCGCAAAGTACTCGACTCATCTTGAGCGCAAGCACGACGCAATGATGGCGCTGGCCGGTTCGGTGAAGTCGCCGGCACCGGAGCGGTTCGTTCAGTGCGCCGTGGCCACATGGGCATTCCCGAAGCTGCCGGGCGTGGAAGGGAAGCGCAGCACGAGCGTATTGCCTGCCGCATGGTACGACATGGATCGCTGGAGCGAAGATCCGGTAGCCGAGCGCACCAAACACCGCTGGAAGTCGGCCATCCGCCGCGATCTGGAAGACCAGGTAAACAAGGCGCTGGTAGAGGCTCAACACATTCTGGACATGGAAGGATTAATTTCATGTCGTGCTGCTTGACAGAGTGGCAGGCTGGCAGTATTGTTTGACTATCTTGGGCTTTTCACGCGTTGAGATGTGCAAGATCGCTTAATTCGTGATCAGGTTTTGCTGATTCGGGTTGGGTTTTGCTGCCTCAGGGTCAGTTTCTTAGGCCGGTCCCTTTGGTTAGCGTCAGTGTTTCGAAAAGCCCCTGCAGAAATGCCGGGGCTTTTTTTATGCGCAAACGGTTGATGAGGGCTCACCACCCAGCGCACCCATTCGCACTAACGTGCAGCGCCAAGGCAGCTTACGCGGCCTAACGTGCAATGCAGTGCAACCCTATTCCGGCCCCATGCCTGCCTCCTTGCTCATAGGCGGATCGCACGCGCATGTGAGGCCGGACTAATTCAACTGCCCCATGCGGGATAACCGAGATATGAAGATGCCCGACCGTCCTGAAACGTGGGCTGCGGCTCTCGCATGGCTGCAGACAATCGCCCCGAGCCTGTATGCGTTCGCCCTGTCAGTGACCATCGCTGTATTGCGTGTGGTGTATGGCGGAGGCACGCGCCGGCAGATGCTGCTAGAAGGGCTGCTATGTGGATTCGCCACGCTGACCCTTGTCCCGCTGCTTGAATACTTCGGCCTGCCGCAGAGCATGGCCACGTTTGTCGGTGGATCGGTTGGCTTTCTTGGCACTGAAAAGCTCCGCGACCTGGCTATCCGCTGGGGAGAGAAGAAGGCGAGCGCATGATGCTGGGATACATGACAGAGAAAGCCGCCAAGGCATTTGGTTGCTCGCACCACGGCAGCTACTACGGCATTCCACTGTGGATGGGCGACATCGATTCCGAGGCGCCTCTAGTGTTCGCCAAGTGGGCGCCGCTCGACTTCGTGATCCCGGTGTTCAGCATGGTCGAAGGCCTGCTGTGGCCGCTAGTGCATGGGCGTGATACCGAGCCGATGTTCATGTTCAAGGTGAAGCAGGCCATCACATGAAACGCCTCCACGCCATCCTCCTGCTACTCCGCATCGCCGCCTGCGTCGCTGTGATGATCGGTAAAGAGGTGTGGCTGGCAGTAAACCGAGAGCGCACCCATGCAAAACGTCGTAGAGCTAACCGACAGGCAGCCGCACGTATCTGTCATCGCCTCTGATGGCGTCCACGTCATCCCCGCCTGCCTCCTCCGCGACGTAATAGCCGGAAGGCAGCCATCCAGCATCCTGACCGAGCCCGTGTTGCAGCGGATCGTGGAGGAGTGGATGGAAATGGTGGGGAAATAGATTAAGCGAAGCGCTATAATGACGAAGCCCGGAGTGCGCTAACACTTCCGGGCTTCTAGCCACTACCTGATCGGTCGAGGATCACGGCAATGACTGCGCAAACAGTATCAGAAGCGTCCGCCAAGAAGAAGCCTAAGCGCGAGAAAACTCCAGAGCAGAAGGCTGCAGAGGCCGCCTACATGCGGGAGTACAAGAGGGCGAACAAAGAAAAAGTTCGTGAGTGGAGGAAGACTGGTTACGCCAGAAACGCGGAGAGAAACCGCGAGATAGCACTTGCCTACTACCACGAGAACAAAGACTCGATAGCAGCGCGTAGGAAGGAGCAGTACTACGCCAATCCGGCTATTCATGCAGAGCGTAAGCGGGCATGGAGAGAGCGCAATCCTGAAAAGGCTGCTGAGTCAACCAGAGCTTATAAGCAGGCCAATAAGGTCGCCGTATCAGAGAGGCAGCGGCGATACCGTGAGGCGAACAAAGAAATGATTGCTGCGCACATGCGCAATCGTAGGGCTCTTGTTCGCAATTCAGATGGCAGGCACACCGCAGATGACGTTCTCCGGCTGTTCTCACTGCAGCGCGGAAAATGTGCAAATTGCCACTGCAAGCTCAAGGTGAGCGGACCTGAAAAATACCATGTCGATCACGTGCAGCCACTCAGCAAGGGCGGATCGAACCGAAAAGACAACCTTCAGTTGCTTTGCCGTAGCTGCAATCTCAGCAAGCACAGCAAAGACCCTTTTGAGTGGGCGAATGCGCAAGGGCGTCTGATTTAGGGCGCGAGATGGCCCGTGGAGAAGTCTATGGGCCTCACACCCAAGCAAGAGAGGTTCTGTCTGGCCTACCTGGAGACGGGTAACGCCAGCGAAGCCTACAGGCGCTCGTACAGCGCCGAGAACATGAAGCCGGAGACGGTCAACAACAAAGCCTATGCGCTGCTCAAGAAGGGCGAGATAGGGGCGAGGCTCGATGAGCTACGCAAGCCAGCCGTAAAGCGCGCGCAGATCACCCTGGAAAGCCACCTGGCAGACCTTCGGATGCTCCGTGACCGTGCGCTAGAGGCTGAGCAGTACAGCGCCGCTATCAGCGCCGAGGTGTCACGCGGCAAGGCTTCGGGCTTGTACACCGACAAGGTGGAGCATTCCGGCCCGGATGGCGGCCCGCTCGAAACCGTGACCCGAATCGAACTGGTGGCTCTGGATGGCGACAGCACAGATTAAGTTGCCGCCCAAGCTCGTTCCTGTGTTCCGTGGCCGGGCTGACGTTCGTGGCGCCTTCGGTGGCCGGGGGTCTGGCAAGACGCGCTCATTCGCCAAGATGGCTGCGGTGCGCGGCTACATGTACGGCATGAATGGCGAGAGCGGCATCATCCTCTGTGGCCGGCAGTTCATGAACTCCCTCGACGATTCGTCGCTGGAGGAGTGCAAGCGCGCCATCGAAGAAGAACCTTTTCTCGCCGCCTACTACGACGTGGGCGACAAGTACATCAAGTCGAAGGATGGGCGCATTCAATTCGCGTTCGCCGGCCTCGACCGCAACATCGCCAGCATCAAGTCCAAGGGTCGCCTGCTGATCTGCTGGGTGGACGAAGCCGAGCCCGTCACCGATGAGGCCTGGCTGACGCTGATCCCGACGCTGCGTGAAGAAGGCAGCGATTGGAACGCAGAGCTGTGGATCACCTGGAACCCCAAGCGCAAGTCGGCCCCGGTCGAGAGTCGCTTTCGGTTCGCCAATGACCCGCTGATCAAGGTCGTGGAACTCAACTGGCGCGATAACCCCAAATTCCCGGCCAAACTCGAACGTGAACGCCTGCGCGACGAAGCCGAGCGCCCTGATCAGTACGATCACGTGTGGGAAGGCGGCTATGCGACCACCATCGCAGGCGCCTACTTCGCCAAATCGCTGACCACGGCCAAGGCAGAAAGCCGGATTGGCAGGGTCGCAGCTGACCCGCTGATGACCATTCGCCTGTTCGCTGACATTGGCGGCACCGGGGCCAAGGCCGATGCGTTCGTGTTTTGGGCTGTGCAGTTCATCGGCCGCGAGATCCGCGTGCTCGATCACTACGAGGTCCAGGGCCAGCCGCTCGAAGCGCACCTCAACTGGCTGCGCTCCAAGGGCTACACGCCCGACCGCGCCCAGATATGGCTGCCGCACGACGGCGACACCCAAGACAAAGTCCACGACGTGTCCTACCGCTCCGCCTTCGAGGCGGCAGGCTACGTTGTGACCGTTGTACCCAATCAGGGCAAGGGTGCGGCGATGCTGCGCGTGGAGGCGGCCCGCAGGCTGTTTCCGGCTATGTGGTTTGACGAAGAGCCGACCCAGGCTGGCCGCGAGGCGCTGGGCTGGTATCACGAAAAACGCGACGAGATACGCGGCATCGGCCTCGGGCCTGCTCACGACTGGGCATCGCACTCCGCTGACGCGTTCGGCCTGATGTGTGTGGCCTACGAACTCCCTGCAAATCGACCGGCTCAGCCGCTCAACTACCGAAACCGGATGATTTCATGACCAAGATGACCGACGCGGAACTGTTGTCGTTCCTCGATGACGAGGCGCGCCAGGCCCATCTGTTCAATGACGGGGAATTGCAGGAAGAGCGCACCCGCGCCATGCGTGCGTACACGCGCGAGCCCTACGGCAACGAGGAGGAGGGCCGCAGCGCTGTCGTCTCGTCTGACGTGTTCGATGCGGTCGAGGGCATGCTGCCTGACCTGATCGAAGTGTTCACCAGCTCGGATAAGGCTGTCGTATTCGAGCCAGTCGGCCCTGAGGACGAAGAGAGCGCCGAGCAGGTGACGAACGCCTGCAACTACGTGTTCTACAAGCAGAACAACGGCTTCCTGATCCTTTACACCGCGCTCAAGGACGCGCTGCTGCTCAAGACGGGCGCCGTGAAGTGGTTTTGGGAGAAGAAGCGCACGCCGACCTTCCGCACGTACCGCGCGGTGGATGAGTACCAGCTCGCCGTCTTCCTGGCCGAGAACCCCGAAGCCGAGGTGGTCGAGAAGGAAGAGGCTGAGCCCAGCGAGGAGGAGGCCGCGCAGTATCAGCAGATGGCCGCCGAGCAGATGGCCCAGGGCTTCATGCCGGCCGAAATGCCCAGGCGCTACACGGTCAAGATCAAGACGGTCGAGGAGAAGGGCAGGGTAGGCATCGTCGCCATTCCGCCCGAGGAGCTGCAGGTTTCCCGCCGGCATGATTCGCCGCTGCTCGATGACTGCCCTTACGTCTGCCACGTCACCCGCCGCTCGGTCTCCGATCTGCGCGAGATGGGCTATGACGTCGACGCCTCCGAGGTCCGGGCGGCCGTCTATGAGAACGTGACCGACTACCGCGAGAACAACGGCGGCCGGTTCGACGATTGGGAAGACGAAGACACCGCCGACGATTCGATGGTGCGCGGCTATCTGCGCGATGAATACGTGCTGCTCGACTACGACGGCGACGGCATCGCGGAGCGCCGGAACATCGTGCGGCTGGGTGATCGCATCCTAGAGAACCGCGAGTGCGGCCATGTGCCAATCGCCGCGTGGTCGCCGTACCTGATGACGCACGCCTTCTCGGGCGTGTCGGTGGCGGATCTGGTCGAGGACTTCCAGCGCATCCACACCACGATTCTCCGGCAGCAGATCGACAACCTGTACCTGGCGAACAATCAGGAAACGGTTGTTCTCACTGACGCGCAGGGCAATCCGCAGGCCAATATCGACGACCTGCTGAATCGCCGCCCCGGTGGCGTGATCCGCGAGAAGATCGCAGGCGCCGTGCGCCCCTACGCCGAACGCTGGCAGGGCATCGAAGCCATGCCGATGCTGGAACAGCTGCAAGGTGCCAAGGAAAACCGCACCGGTTGGACGCGCTACAGCCAAGGCCTGGACGGGGATTCGCTCAACAAAACTGCGACCGGCGCGCAGATGATCATGAACGCCAGCCAGAAGCGGATGAAGTTGATGGCGCGCATCGCGGCCGAATGCCTGGTAGCGCCGATGTTCCGGGGTATTTTCAAAACCCTGTCGGATAACGGCATGGAGCAGTTGAGCTACCGCCTGAATGGCAAGTTCGTGCAGTACGACCCGCAAGCCTGGCGCGACCAGTACGACATGACCATTAACGTGGGCATCGGCACGGGCGACGTGCAGCAGCAGAGTCAGTTCCTGCTGCAGATCGCACAGGCGCAGGCCGCTGTCGCCGGCTCGCCGTTCGCCAAGATGCTCTTGAGCCCGAAGCAGGTGTTCAACGTACAGGCGAGATTAGCCGAGAACGCAGGATTCAAAAATCCGGAAGAGTTTTGGGTCGATCCCGACACCGTGCCGCCAGATAACAGCCCGCCGCCGCCTGATCCGAAGGTAGAACTCGAAAAGGCCAAGCTGCAGGACAGTCAGCAGAAGGCCCAGGCCGAAATGCAGCTGGAAATGCAGAAGCAGGACAAGGAATTGGCATTCAAGGCTGAGCAGGCCGAGCTAGACCGCCAGCTCAAGCTGCAAATGGAGCAGATGCGGCTGATGCACCGTCCGACCATGCCAGCAAACGAGGTGGCTTATGAGTGATTCCGACCTGCTAGAGCAGCAGACGCGCGGCCAGTACGCCATGAGCCTGCTCGAAAACGAGTTGCTGCGGGAGGCGCTGGCCGCCATCGACAAAGAAGTCATGGAGCAGTGGATTGCCTGCCCAGCGCGCGACAAGGAGGGCAAAGAAGCCCTCTGGCAGCTGATCAAGACCAGCCGCAAGTTCCGCGACATCCTGCTCGGCCACATCGAAACCGGCAAGCTCGCCACCGACCAGCTCAAGCGCTTCGAGAAGCCCGGGTTCATCCGCCGCGTCGTCGGCTGAGAGGGTAAAATGGTCGTGCGGCTAGGGTCGCTCCCGAAGAGCGCTTACCTCAGCGCCTGCCGCACCACGTCGAGGTGATCGAATGGAGGTATTCGATATGCAGGACAGGGGATTGCTTGTGCTGGCGGCGAAGGCGGCTGGCAGAGATGTGATCTGGAAGCACGGAATGCACCAGGGCGAACCGCGCGAGGGACTTTACGATAGGGCCACTGGCCATGCGACTTCTTGGAACCCCCTCACCGACGACGGTGACGCGCTGCGGCTGGCCGTGAAGCTGGAGCTGCAGTTGCGCCTACGCCATAGCGAGAACGAGGTGTCCGTGTATGGGGCGCCGGATGGTCGAATCGACGAAGGGGTGCGCGGTGATCCAGCTGCCGCCACCCGCCGAGCCATTGTCCGCGCCGCCGCCGAGATAGGGCGAGACGATTAGCCTAACTGAAACCAAACCAAACCCGCCTCGTGCGGGTTTTTTTATGCCCATTCGGGCGATTCTGGAGCGTGTGATGACTGACACCAACCTAGACGGAGTGTCGCTGGACGATGTGTCCGACCTTCTGGAAGAAGACGAACAGCTAGAAGGCGCGAAGGAAGCCGAGGAAGAAGGCCTGCCCGATGAGGAGCAGCAACCGGACGACGAGGCCGACGACGACGACGGCGAGCTGATCGAAATCGAGGGCAAATCCTACAAGGTTCCCAAGGAACTGAAGGATATGGTCCTCATGCACAAGGACTACACACAGAAAACGCAGGCAGTTGCCGAGCAGCGTCGAGTCGTTGAAGAGCGTGCGCACGTTCTGGAACAACGGGAAAGGGCGCTTGGTGATTCGTTCGAGAAGGCCGTCGAGTTCCGCGAAGTGCAGAACCGACTGGCGCAATTCGAGGCGCTGGACTGGAACGCGCTGGTCGATGCCGACCCAGCCCAGGCGCAAAAGCTGACGATTGCCTATCAGCAGCTACAGCGAGAGGCGCAAGCCAAATACGGCGAACTGCAGCAAGTCCAGGCTCAGGCCCAGCAACTGACGGAACACCAGCGTCAGCAAATGCTAGCCGAAGCCCAGCAGGATCTGCGCGCACGTCTGCCCGATTTTGGACCGCAACTGGCCGAGCAGATCGTCAAGTCGGCCCGCGAGTACGGCATCGCGCCGGAAGAACTCGACGGCCTGGCCGACGCCCGCTACGTGCACATCCTGCATGACGCCATGAAGTGGCGATCCCTCCAGGAGGGCAAGCCGCGAGCCATGCAGCGCGTAGCCACCGCAGCCCCGGCGATCAAGCCGCAGGCCGCACAACCCAAACGAACCAATCAAGCAGCCTTCGACCGCCTGAAAAAGAACGGCCGTCCCGAAGACCTGGCCTCATTCCTGTAAGGAGCACTACCCATGGCTCAGCCTACCAATACCTTCGACTCGTACAGCGCAGTCGGCAACCGCGAAGACCTGCAAGACAAAATTTACATGGTCTCGCCCGAAAAAACGCCCATCGTCTCGGCTATCCGCCGCTTCAAAGCGACTCAGCGCCTGCACGAATGGCAGCGCGATACCCTGGCGACCCCGAACAAGGACAACGCCGTCATCGAAGGCGACGACCGCACCGGTACCGCCGCCGCAGCGACCCAGCGCGTGGCGAACACCGTCCAGCTGTTCGACAATGTGGCGGTTGTCTCCAGCACCCAAGAGAAAACCAAGGCAGCCGGCCGCTCGTCTGAGATGAAGTATCAGATCAGCAAGCGCATGGTGGAACTCAAGCGCGACCTCGAAGCGATGGTCGTCTCGAACAACCCGGCCGTGCAAGGCAGCTCCACCGTTGCGCGCAAGTCGTCTGGCCTGGGCGCGATGCTCTACACCAACGCCAGCCACGGCACCGGAACCCCGAACGGCTCGACCACGGCGCACACCACCGGCTTGGCGACTACCGCCCCGGTTGCGTCTGGCACGCTGCGCGCCTTTGCCGAGGCTCAGCTCAAGACGGTGATGCAGAGCATCTACACCAACTCCGGCGAGATGCCGTCAATCATCTCCATGACCCCGAGCCACAAGGCGGCGTTCTCCGGCTTTGCGGGCATCGCGGCCAACCGCCATGAGGTGAAGAAGGGCAAGCAGGGCGCCATCGTCGGCGGTGCTGACGTGTACGTGTCCGACTTTGGCGAACTGACCGTGGTGCCGAACTACGTCCAGGCGACCGCCAACGCCAACACCGTGTTCATCCTGAACCCGGAGCACGCCGGCATCGCCTACCTGGGCGGGTTCAAGTCCGAGGCGCTGGCCAAGACCGGCCACACCGAGAAGGAGCTGGTTAGCGTCGAAGCCTGCCTGGTCGTCACCGCTGAGACTGCGCACGGCAAGATCGCCGACCTCACCGCCTAACGGCTGACAACACGAGGCCCGCCCTGGGCAACTGGGGCGGGTTTTTTAATGCCCAAATTTCAGGAACACGACGCCGAAACCGGCGTGACAACGACCGTTCACGACCTGGGCGACCGGATCGTGTTCGAGAAGACCTACGACGCCGAGCCGTTCAAGGCCGCCGCCGCCGCCATGCGCAGCGCGACCGAGGGCCAGAAATGGGGCGAGATGCGGCATGTGGGCTTCATTCCCAACGCCGAGCTGGCAACCATGCTCCGGCAGGACGGCACGATTGACCAGAAGCGCGCGATGGCCTTCCTCAAGGCTAACCCGCTCCTTTGCACATTCTCACGAGCGCTCAAGTAATGAATTACACCCAGATCAGCGAGAAAGT